TACCTGTCTGCCTGGGAAGCATGGCTATCGAGAATCTGTGATCGTTGTAACTGTTGATCAGCCTCTCTTGGTATGGGAATGGTTCAAATGGCATTGATCCTTTGACCGGGTGCTGTATCTTCATGAATGTTTTCATAAAGAACAATGGGCCTGTTTTTGGGTCCATGCACTTCTCAAGTTGTTCCACTTGGGTCTTGCTGTACTTGTGTTTCTTGTGCGCCTTCTTTATTTGGTCGCTGTCGAGTGATACATACGCCATAGTGTAGTATTTAACGCTGTGATGTTACTTGGAAAAGTATTACTTTGCTTCTTTGTCCTTGATGGCTTTTTTCATTGGTTCTTTTTTATCGCCATCTTTGTCCATGTCCAAGAAGTCAGGTTTCGCCGCTTCTTGATATGCAGTTTTGAAACTTTCGTACTGTGTTCTAAGACTGTTAGCCAACTCTTCCTCTGTGATCTTGTCTTCCGCCGCCATTGGGTTGTCAGCAGGCGAAACTCTTGGATGAGTTTTCTTTTGTCTGTTTAAACCACCTGAGTGTTTGTTAACCAGGCTGTCTATGTCTTGAACTTTCTCTTCAGGTTCGTTTGCGAACGTTTCTTCTTTTTGCTCGTCTTCTGGATTCTTGATTATGTCTCTCATCCTAGCCATGTCCATTGAGCCCGCCGCATCGTCTTGATCCATTTCTGGTTCTGCTTCTGGTTCTGCACCAATCATTGCTGGATCAACCTGTTGCACACCCGCTAGTTTCAATATCTGCATCATCATTGATGCTTCTTGTGGCGTGTCTGCTGATATTTGGATTGCTTCTTTAACAGTTTCTTTCTTTTCTTCTTTGCCTGCTTTTTTGTCATGGTACGCTTTTAGACCCGCTGGCATCTTGCCTTCGACTGCTTCTTCTGTTCCGTTGATGCTGTCCCAGAAACCTGCCAGGCTCTCACCATGTTTCTTAATGAATTCTTCTCTTGAAAGTTTCTCTGCCTCGTCGTGCAAGTAGTCTTTCATGCCACCTTCTGTGACTGCTTTTGGATTTGTCTTCTCAACGTTCTCCACCGCGTCTTTGACCAATTCAGGTCTTGATTCTGCTATTTCTTTTAATTTTGTTAACACGTCGATCATTTCCATAACTTATTTCCTTTTTGGGTCTGGGTGTGGGTTTGTTGATTTTGTTAGAGGACTAGGTGTTCCTTCTTCTTCCTTGCTCATTGCATTTTCTTTTTCTTTCGGAGCGTCTTTGTTGATTTCTCTGTCTTTTAATAATTCTTTAAGCAATCCCATGTTTGCTTTTGTAGAATGGTAGTCTTCTGCGTTCACTTTTGGAGCATCTTTGTACTCTATGTCGTGCAGTTTGTTTGCATATTCTGATTTCTTTGCAACCTGCATGTCGTTCTGATATTCCTCAGTAGGCTCGTTTGGTTTCCTAACAACAATGTGTGTCGCTGGAATCCTTAATAAGTCTGAAAGGTATTCATGCATCACTCTTGGTGATTCTGGATAATTCGTTGTAACGTCAAAGATCGTCACTTGCTCGTTGCTCAAGGCAGGAAAATCAAGTGGTAGCGTCATGATGGGTGTTGTCTTACCTGCTGACATGCTGGCAAGATCAAATTTTTGCAATGCTGTTTCCAAAGCATTTATATCAATATCTTTCTTTGCCCCTGCGATCTTTATTTTATAGTCATATGACTTTGTTGATTCTGTTAGGTAGTCTTTAAACGTGCTCATATGCAATATTTAGTCTTTTTTAAGCAGTTTCTTCATTAATTCGTTACGATCAGATATCACATATCCGTCGCTTTCTTCTATCGGAGTACCGTCTTTATTGCCCTGATCTAACTTCTGCTTTTTGAGTTGCAATTCTATCATTTTCAGTTTCTTGTCAATTTTGCCGCTTTTAGCGTCTATGGCGTTTCTTAGGAAATTGCCTGCAACTTCAAATATACGTCCTGAATACCTACTGTCAACGTTCATGCCTAAATCCATGAGATTCTTGTAACTCTCTTCTGCTTCCACTGCCAACTTGTCTAATTCTAGATCTGACAGTTCGCCCAATCCTTTGACTTGTGGCAGTGCGGCCGCTACCTTGTCAAATTCCGCATAACTTTTTTGCAAGTTTTTCTGTGTCTGTGGATCCAAGTTCTTGGTAGACGGATTGCCATTAACTTCTTTGACTTTCCTGTCCTTTTCCTTTTTGTCTACTTCTTTGAATGCTTCTTTGACATTTGGTAAATTTAATATGTCTTCAAGTTTCTTTGTCATATCTTTATTTACTTACGTTTACCGTTGTGGAACAACTGTTCTTCTGATACTACCCTGAAACGTATTTTACTTTGTTTGGCATAGGCATTTGCGGCTTCCCATTTGGCCATGTTTATCACGACTTGCTTTTTCTTTGCTTGACTCTTACCAGCGGATTCCATGGTGGTCTGACTCATGGGTTTAACCTCGACCATCTCAGCGTGTTTACGCCCTTCCTTGTCTTGGTAAACTATGAAGAAGTCTGGCACGTACACTGTATATTTGCCAGTGAAAGGATGTCTGTAAGGGATCTTTATTGACTCACTGGCCCATTGGTACACGTTAGGATGCTCATCACACAATCTCATGAATGCGTGTTCCCAACTTGATCTGTAGGTTGGAGTCTTTGTGCCCACGTATTTCTCTTGATTCTTGGGAGAGAACTTACCCCTAGCAAATCTCGGTAACATTACGATATTATGTTTCTAGATACCGTCTCTTTGGTCGTCAGTGTTTTCCTAACACCTAACCTACTTGACTTGTACCTGTTGGCGTTTAAAATTATTGTCATCAGTTCAGATAATAGAATGTCTGATGCAGTTGTGAGTTGATCTAAAATTTGTTGTGGCTTGATGTTATCTATCTTTGCCTGAGAAAGTATCGCATATGCGGTGGATTCAGCGGCACTACGTGAAAAATTCCTTTTGACGAAAAAAGCAACCGTGCTGTCGTACTCGCCAACGTTGAAATTATATCCTGTCTCGTAATTAGTTGTCGTGAGTTTTTCTATAGTTTCTTGTAAATTATCTTGTTCCTTTGGTGGTAAATTTGTGTAGAACTCTGCCATTATAATGATGCCTTCTCTATTGCTATTTCAACATCCTGTGTTGATCTCTGAATTTTTATGTATCCTTCGGTGACTAGTTTCCTTACATCTGTTATCGCCTTGTTTTTGTAAACTGTCTTTGTAGTGCTAGATGATGCTTCAAACTCTATATTGGATTCCGCTGGTGTGAGTCCTTTACGAGAACCAATGTCTTTGAAATAAATGCTGGCCGCGATTTCGTCTTTTACATTTGTATCGTTGTTTACTAGATTGTATGCTTCGGCAGGACCGAGGTATATTGATGTGTCTATAGTTTGATTTGTCACTATAGTTGTGTTTGTTTGGTTTTGATTGTCAGCCGTGCCTCTTGCAGAAGCGATCGCCCCTGCACCGATCAATGCGGCCGCTCCAACTGAGAACTGTGCAACAGGATTTGTTACTGTGCCCGCCTGCTTGCCTACTTCAAGCACACCGTCTTTGGCTATACCTTTCAGTTCTTCCTTTACATCTTTTTTCTTTATTTTTTTTGCATTGTTGTATGTGTTGGAAGCAGTCAATATCGCACCAAGGATGTTACCTTCGTTGACATTTCTGATCACAGATCCAATGCCATCTACCACACCACCTGGACCGAAGATGCTGTTTGTTCCCCCTCCGAGAACTGAAAGCGGACTAGGTGATTTATCATAGTTGATGGTGGCAAATCCGGGCACGTCATTCCTGTTTATAATACCGGCTCCGTATACCACAGTCTCGTATAGTATTTGCATTGTGTTATTCAGTATACCAGCGCCATCTGCCTGGTCTAGATTGTCATGTGAAAAAGAACCAATCACAGGATTTATCAGAGACATGGATGTGAATCTTTGCTTGTGTAGTACAAAAATATCTATTCTTCTTAAGTAAGGCTTTCTTCTCTGTCTGGGTGTATCCATTCCAAATTTAGTTGTGCGTCTTGCATCTTCACCAAAAAGATAATAATCGTCTTTGGTGTTTGATATAGTGGTCTCGTTGTTCATGCTGATAGAATCTGCTATGTTGTATTCATAGTATTTCTTCCAGAATGCGTTCACTGTGTCAGCATGGTCGTCGTGAAAAGTTATGTTTACAGGTTCGTAGGCTATCCGTGTCCCCGCGTACATCTTCTTGTTGTACTGTGTCTTCTCCTCATAGCTCATGTTGTACTTGGGGAGGTCGCATGATTTGACAAGGTATCCTAATTGATATCTTTCGTTGGAGTTGAACCCGTTTACAAAAAGTGACTCGTCCGTATCAAAACGCACATAGAACAGGAACTTCTGCTTTGGCATCAGTTTGTAGTTGTCGTCTAAATACAACCTTGATGCGTGTTGGTAGTCTTTCATACCAGGTAATCCGTCCTGGAAACCTTTTAAGAAGTTATTGATCTTTGGCATAGTGTTATTTATAGTCACAAAAAAAGCGCCATATAAAGGCGCTTTTGATGTTTATAATTGCTTGTTTGATTCTTACTGTCCGCCACCAGTACTCAGAGTACCGATAGTTCTCGCAACGGCCGTTCCGATTCCGGTTCCTTGTGGGGTCTGGATCGCGTTGTCGTATCTGATCTGCATGGTGATTGTCGCTGGATCTGAAGTTGCGTATGCCAACGAGTTGTAGTTCACGTTCTCAACGTATGCACCGTACAATTCAAATGTCTCTAAAACATTTGGTGCACTCGCTCCGTTACCACCATCAAGCATTTCAATTCTACCAGTGAATTTGTAGTCGATACCTGATGCCGCACTTGCTTGTTCGAAGAAGTCGAACTGTTTCTGGATCTGTTCACCAACCAGTTTGGTCACAGAGTTGTTAACGTCATCTCTCAATGTGATTGTGATTGCTTCCCAAGTGTGTTTACCTGCAACGTATACTTTTGAGTTATACACATCTAGTGTTACTGTATCAAAAGATAATTGTGGTCTTGTTATATCAATAACTTGTTTTGTAAGTTCTGATCTTGGTGTTGATACTCCAAAATTCTCCAGGATCGCTCTAAAACGATATTGTAGTTTTGGCATCAATAAACCTTGTGATGCTGAACTCTGATCGTTTGATAAAGGTACTGTGAATTTTGATAAAGTTGATATTGCCATCTGTTTCTCCTATTTATTCAAAATTAGTTCCCTAACTTTGCAATCTCTCCTGTGTTTTTGATTCTCAACGGTATGTAAATGAACTCGACCGATTTCACTGGTTCGATCGCGATGTCCACATACAGTTCGTTCCTGTCGATCCTTGTAGGCGTGTTGTTTGTGTCATCACACACTACTAGGAAGTCAAACAATGCTCTCTGACCAACAAGTTCTAACAAGAATGACTCAACTGCTTGTTTGATTTCGTTTCTTGTTAGTTCATCGTTTGGTTCAAAGATGAACGGTTTAGCGATTGCATCTAATTGTGATCTTAGATACACTGCTAGTCTCGAAACATTGATCCTGTCAAGTGCCGATGGTGCCGTCGTTTTTGTCAAGTTACCAAAGTTCACGATACCTGCACCTGAGAAGAAAGTGATTGGGTTCACTTTGACCTCGTGCATTGAATCTCTCACTGACTCCGTAACAGATATAGTTTCAAACTCTCCAGAACTTGCATTGATGTAACCAACTGATGTAGCATTGTCAACGACACCTCTTCTTGTTCCTGATGGTGCGAACCATGGGAAAGCGATGTTGTCGTTGTTTGCCAGTGTTCTCAACATCATGTGTGATGGTGGAACAACAATTGATTTACCTGCGTTGTCTGTGGTCAAACCAGACGGATAAAACACACCCAAGTAATCACTAGAGCTCGTTAAACCATCCTCACCGTTGTCAAGTGCACCGGCAGTGTTGTTCGCCCAGTTCTGTATTGAAGTAGATGTTCCTTCTAGTCTTAAAGGTGTGTCACCTACTACAAACGCTGTGTTGTTTCTGTCTGTGTTTAGATTGATCATGTTTGCAATCGCTTCTGGGTAACCAGGTGTAGCGATAACATTGTAACCTCTTTGGTCTTCTCTTATCGCCTGGTTGGTGTCAATCTCAGATTTGATTTGCTCAACAATTACTTTTCTCTGTGCTTTTCTACCAAAAGATCCAGAGCCGTCTGCGTTGTTGCTAGATTTAGTGACCCATCTGTCTGGGTAGTAAGTAGACACAGATTCATTGCTCTGTCTGATGTTACCCAATCCTGCTGATAGGCTTCCTGGATATTTCGTAGTAGTCACGTAACTGTTTTTGTATTCTTTAACGTTGTAGCCTGATCTTCTCGTGTTCCATAACAATATACCATTTGGATAGTTTGCTGGATCCGGAGCGTCAGGGTCTAAGAAGTTGTCGCTCAACAAGTCTTTGATAGAACTTGGCGTTCCTGCACCTTCGGTGTCTAGGCTGTCTGCCTTGTCTGCCGTTGCGTGCCATCTTGCGTCTGCGAAAACAATACCATTTTCTGTTGTTTGGTCTGTTTTGTCAACTAGTTCCCATGCCGCACCAGATGTAGTAACTGCTACTTGGTTCGCCGTGTTTGTTGAACTCAACGTCGCCGATGTGTTGTATTTGTAAAGTTTTGGATAATTCTCAAGATCACTCGTGTCAATCCATAAGTCGTTGTTCACAAGTGCTGTACCATCTGATTGTTTAGTTGGTGCAGTTGCACTGAACTGTGGACCATTTGGATCTGTATCTGCGTATGAACTATCATAGTTTTGATAACCAACAAATGTTGTGCCATTGTGGATCATGATGTCCGCTTCGTCTATAGAAGTGTCATACCATAATGTACCGTCCGCTGGTTCATTTGTAGGCGCACTTGTAGATGCAGTGTAACTCAATCTCTTCCAGTTACTTGCCACGATACCTGTGTTTGCAGAGGAGTCAATTGTGTCTCCTGTTGGAATGTCATACAAGTTGTCGACCAATGTTGTGCTGTTCGCCGTGTATGTTCCATACTCGTGTGCAGTTGCTTGGCTGAAACCAGCATCTGCTAATGGAGTGCCGTTCTCACCGTCAAACATCCTGAATTCACCGCCTAACACGTGTTCCAACACGATGGCACCAGTTGACAATTTAGATGCCCTGATGTTGATCAATTCAGTTGTTGATGTAGCCGAAGCACTTGCATTCACTTTTGCATTGACCGCCGCCACGAATGCATCTGCGTCCGTGCCGCCCAATGTGACTGTGATTTCTGAACTTAAACCCTCTTGGTTCTTCCTTGATTCCTTGATCGTGAAAGTCTCTGTGCTTGTGAAAGTTGGAGAAGTTTCAAGACTTGTGATCTTAGTAACGCCGCCCTCGTATCTAAAGAACTGGAAGTTACCCAAGTTTGGAGTTGTGTCTGTTGAATCACCTGCCGTGATCGATTCCTCTGTGATGTTGTACTGTGCGTACAAGTCACCAACACTCAAACCTGTTCCACCGTTGGCAGGATCTAGGTTGTAGATCGCTGAGTGGTGAGTTGCATATAGTGGACTTGAAACTGTTGAGAAACTGCCAGCGGATGAGCTGTAAAGTTTAGCAACCAAGTTCGCACCTGAGTTTGCACTAGTTGTCTTGAACCAAACAGAACCGTTAGGTCTGTCCTCACTTGCTGAATCGTCATCCCAAAGTGGTCTGTTGGTGTGTTTGTCTTGGAAGAATTTCACACCATTGTAAGTGCCTGCTGTGATTGATAATTCTGCCAATACACCGTTTCCTTCTTCGAATCTGATTGTGTTTGCACCCGCGGATGAATCACCTAGTGCTCTACCGTTGTGGAATATCTCTAAATTTCCTGTGACACTGTTGACACTAGCACTTACGTTTGTTACGTTTGAACCAATCGCTGAGGCAACATCTGATAAATTTATACCACCTGGTGTTATTGTGATACCGTTCATAACGAAAGTGTTACCGCTTGTGACTGTTGTGCCTGAGGCCACTGTGATGATTGGCAACGAAGTGTGCCAGT